GTCTAATTCAGGATGCTCAAGAACTGGTTGCCACTTCTTTTGAAGATTGTCTTGTGACATTTTTGTTTCTCCTTGTTAAAATTTATTTACGAATGCTTCTTGTGATAGCATCCATGTATCCGGACATTTCTGGAGCAACTTTCACTTCAGTTTCATCATCAATTTCCAGAGGTTCATCATCTAGGTCTTCAGTAATCTCTACTTTCTCTTCTTTAGGGAAGTAGTTTTCCTTCAAAGTATCAATTTTATTTTGATAAGACTCAGCATCGTCAAACTCTACACCTTCGGCAAGAGACTTTAACTTAACTGCTTGAGACTCAGTCAAATCGTCGCACGCATCTTCTAAGACTTTATTTTGCTTAGATTCAGCAATTTCTTTTTTTAGCTCGATGTTCTTTTCCATCTCAGCATTTAGATTCTCTTCTAACTCAGACATCTTTTCTGCCATCTCGTCAACTAGGTCAACTTTCTCTTCAGGAATGTCAATGTAGTTTTCAGTGAATAGTTGTCTTAGACCTTCCATAAAGTTTTCAGTGATTTCAGATTTAACACCTTTCTCAACTGCTAACTTGTTCTCAGTCATCCACTCTTCAGCAACATACTCTAGATACTCATCTAGTTTGTTAGTTAGAGATTCAATAATTTCTTCTTTTTCTGCTTCTAGTTCTGCTTCGATGTCAAGTTGAACACCTTCAACAACTTCGTTTACTTTAGAAACAACAGCAGCTTCGAAAACTGTAGTTGCTTTAGAAACGAACTCTTCAGATAATTCTTCACCCTTGAACATAGCAGCAACATCTTCAGAAACATCTACATCAGAAGCAGAGATTTTTTGAACTTCTTTAATAGAAACTTTCTCTTCTTCATCTTTTGTAAAGTCAACACCTTCAGACATCTTAGTATACATTGCCATTAGGTCATCTTTCTTCATTGCTTGTAGTTTACCTACTAGAGATGACATCAATGCTACTTTTGTCTTAGGCACTGAAGAACCCTGCTTAGGGTTGTCTTTTAAATCCGCATCGTTTGGTTTAGCACCAGGCGGTGTGTTTTCTTTGGTCTTTGGCTCAGGCACTTCAGAAGGGTCACCAAATGATGCCTTTGCTTCCTCCAACTCCATATCGTTATCAACAGTTTCGATAACTTCTTGTTCTAAATCTTTGTCAGACATTTGGAATGCTCCTATTAAAATTTTACAATATCTTTGTTTAGTAATTATTTATAAAAATAATACTTTTACTTATTTTTTAAGAGAGTTTAAGAAATTTTCAAATATTTGAAACTTTTTCGCCTCTACTTCTTTAACAGACATCTTAGAGACTTGTTCACGAACCATCTCTGCCTCTCTTGCCGTCCAAATACCATTTTCGAAAACCCATTCGGTTCCTTCCATGATACCATTAACAAACGCAGATGGAGCACTTGGGTCAGCAACGATATCACCTGCTGTAGCAAGGTAGAAATCTTTACCAACTTTTTGAACACCATTCTTGTCTGCTTGAAGAGTTCCCATACCTCTTGATGATACACCAAGTTGGGCTCCCTCATTTATTAATGACTTAACAATACCACCATAAGGTGTCTCAGTCATAATCTTTGCTTTACCTACGAAGTTATCACCATCTCTTTCTAACTTAGTAATCAAGTGAGATACTCTCTCAAGATTAATAGTTGGACCTTGTGGGTGACCTAACTCACCGTAAGCACGATTCTTATCTACATACTCTTTATTATAACGAGCAACTTCTTTTTCTAATACTTCTGCTGGGTATACACGACCATTACGGTTTTTGATGTTACCTTGCATAAAGACACCTTCGATGAAATAGTTTTTACTACCATCCTCTTTTGCCTCAGCAATGTATTGAATATCTTCGTTTACTTCTGCTAGTAGTTTCATATTAAGCTCCCGAACTTGCTACTTGAGTTCCGTAGAAAGTTGTAGCACCTCTTAGACCCTCACCAATATTCAAATCAATCTTGATACCATTTCCAGCACCAACATAGATAGTTCCGATATCAGCATCATCTGCGGTATTACGAACTGTTACTACAGCAGCAGCCGTATGTGTATTAAAAACCCAAACAGCAGTAGCATCTGTAAACTTAGTTACTGTTGTTGAGAATTGTGTAGCAGTTCCTTTAACTTTCATTACTTCTTCCCTTTCTTCTTATAAGACTCAGACTCTTCTTCCTCATCGTCATCTTCTTTCTCTTCCTCGTCATCATCTTCATCGTCATCTTCATCTTCATCTTCGATTTCAATGTTGACATCTTCTTTCTTACCTTTACAAGATTTCTCTTCTAAATCAAAAGCAAGTTTCTCTTCTTCAGAAAGTTCCTCGTCTTCTTCAGTTTCTTCTCTGATAGTTCCATTAAAGATATGGTCTTGTCCAGGAGCAGCAATGTAATCAGTCTTAGTTACATTATGCATGTTCTTGAAATCTTCCTCACCTTTAGCACGAGGTTTTAAAGTTGTTGCTTCGTCGTCAGAATCTTTTTGACCTTTAAGGTCAGCAGCAGAAAGACCAGTGCCTTCTTTTAATTCTAACTCTTCTAAAAATTGTTTAAATTTCTTCATCTGTCTCCACCTCTTGTGTGTCGTTCATAAAGTCAGCAGCAATCTTGTGTTTTTCAATTTCTACTGTTTGTCTAATTTTATCCATTAGTAGAGAATTTACACTGTTTTTAAAGTCTGATGGATTACCTTCCATAGCACTTTTTACCGCATCTCTCATTGTAACATCTGACATAAGATTCTCCTTTTGAATTATTTATAATATTTTAGAAATCGAGGTCTTCTTCGTCGTCACCGCCGAACTGTCCTTCTTTCTTTTCATTCTCAATTTGTTTGTCTTGTTCTTTCATATCATCTTCAGTCTGTCTAAGAACAACCTTACGAATATACTCAATTGAGAAGTATTTACCCGCATATTCTTCAACATCTCTAAGCAGACCTAATCTTTCTCTTAGTATTTCTGCTTCTTTCATTTCAGAGAAATAGTTATCTTCGATAAAATCAAACTTGATTAAATCTCTCATATCATTCCATTCTGCTTTAGTGATTACACCTTTAAGCAGTAATTGTTTCTCTAAGATGATAGTGAATAATTCTGAAAATTTATTTCTAAGTCTAGTAACGAAACGAGAGAACTTTAATTCATCTCTTGTAATTTCATTAGCACGACCCATCTGAAACGCATTCTCTGATTCTAATCTAGTAATAGGAACATTTAATGATTCGTATAATTTCTTTCTGAAATATAATACATCATCTAACTCACCTAAGTTTTGACCACTTGGTAGTGTAGATATTTCAGTTCCACGACCACCCTCTCTACGAGGTAACCAATAGTCTTCTAACATAGTCATAAACTTACGGTCGTCTTTTACTTCACCAGTGTTAGCATCGTAAACTAATTTGTTCTTATGCTTTGCCATCATATCTCTTAGATATTGTTCTGCCTTACCTTTAGGTAAGTTACCTACATCGATATAAAAGATTCTTCTTTCTGGTGCACGAGCAAGACGGTAGATAACCGTTGCATCTTCTAACATTCTAAGTTGGTTCAAAGGTTTGATTGCCTTATGTAAATGACTTAGAACAGCAGTGTTGTCATGATTAAGTATTCCAGAGTGACAATAGCAAATAGAATCAGTAGCAATTTTAATTCCGTCATTACCTGCTTTAACTCCTTTAGGAGAGTAGATATAGTATTCGTCATACTTCTTATCGAAAGGGTTTCTACGGTTTACTTCACCTGCTTTACCTTTCTTCTCTGTTCTAACCTTCTTAATTTTACGAGGGTCGATATAACGAATCTCTTGTATACCTTCTCTTGGTTTCTTAGTATCAATCATCATATGATAGAATAGTCTACCATCAACATACCAACGATTGAAAATATCAAAACCTTTTGTATTGAAGTGAAGAAGACCTAGTATTTCTTCATACTCTTCTCTAATTCTTTCTTTGATATTGTCTGGTTGTTCAATATCATCTAAAATGATTTCGATAGGGTGACCATCTTCGTGGTTAGCAATTGCTTCGTTTACAACATCATCGATTGCTTTCTGACACTCTGGTTGAGATGCCATATCTCTATATCTTGTGATGAGTTGTGCTTCGTTTTTAGCAGTTGCTTCTAACTCGACAGAAGTTCCGAATACCCCTCCTTCATTAACAGGAACGGCAGCATCCAGATTTTCTGGTGGTGTGAATGATTGAATTGTAGGTGGTGTCTCTGTCTTTTTACCGATAGAGTAACCGAATAATTCTATTGCCATATTTTTCTCACATATTGTATAAAGGGTCTATAAACTATATTTATAAGACCCTTCAGAATCACTTCAATTGAGTATTAGATACCGCCGGCGTCACCAGTAGAACCACCAGCAACTTCCCAATAATCGTATTGGAATGTTACAGTGTATTCTTGAATACCTTCAGTCTCCCATGCTAGGTCGATTGTAGATACTTCAGTTGGGAATATACCGACAAAGTTATATACTCTTAAAATTTCACCAGTCTTACTAAATTGTGTTACTTGTGCGTTACTCTTATATAGACTAGGAGCAGAACCACCAGTCCTCAAATTATTCTGTGGTGAATTGATAGCATGAGACCACTGTTCCATGGCATTACGAATATCAAAACCTTCATCATTGATAATCGTAGGTGACCATTCAGCATATGTTCTGTTACCTGCTATCTTAATTTGACGACCGAAGTAAGGAACTTCAACAACACCCAACGAGGCTGCTGGAATCTGAGCACCTTTAACCATAAAAGGAACATTGATATCAGCAACACCATTTACTGGGTTTGTGATGTTTACTTCGAACAGTGAGTTTCTAGCACCACCGTCTTTTAGAGCACCTGAGAATTGATTTACATTAAATGCCATTTTGTTTTCTCCTTTACTCTATTTATACCGCACTACCGACGATTTCGTTAAACTCAACACCAGACCTAACCGCAACGAAGTTTAACTGAATAAAGTTAATACTTCTAGCAGGTTTGATATAGATGTCACCAACAAACTCGTTTCTATCTATAACATCACCAGTGTTATTAGTGTTATCACACACTACTCTAAAGTCAGTAATACCTCTTCTACCTTGAACATCTCTTAAGAATGGGTCAACTAAGTTTCTGAATTGACTTCTTGTAAAGTCATCATTGAACTCAAATAGAGTGAACTTAGAGGCAGTTGAGATTGCTTTCTCAAGAACGATGAACAATCTACGAACATTGATTCGGTCAAACGCACTTGGTTGAGCAAGCATTGTCTTATCACCGAATAGAACAGTTCCTTGTCCTGGGAAAGTAACAACTGGGTTAATACCCTTCTTATATAATCTATCTCTGTCTGCTTTAGTTGGGTTAAATGCTAGTCTTACAACTGACTTAACATTACCTCTGTTGAAACCTGCAGGTGAGAACCACGGATCCCTTGTAGAATCTGTTTGAACCATTAGACCAGCAGTATCTGCGTTTAGAGGAACATAACGATAAACATCATTATACTTATCGTATTGATATTTCCAACCAGAATCCATTACTGCGTAAGATGAATTTGGTAATGAATCTCTAAATGAAATAATATCATCAGTTTCTTTACCATCGTAACCATTATTGTTTACACAGTCTGCTCTCTCTGGAGATAGACATACAATACAGTCTTTACGAGATTCGGCAATATTGTTTACTAAGTGTGTAGCGACTGTTGAATCAGCATCAGAACCTAGAACTAAAGAAATATCTACATCTTCAGCAGATTTAAATTTATTATATCCAGCAATTAATTGACCAGAATTTGGTTGCTGACCATCTTTACCACCAGTCATACTGTTAGTAACTGGTAAATCATTTCCAGGATAGTTAGTTCCTAGACCTGCGTTAACACCACCATTACCTAAATTAGAGTTGTGAGAACCCCACCACAACCAAGAAGATTGTTGGTTAACTAATTCTTTATAGTAGTTTCCAGCACCAGTATCAGTCTTAGCATCAGGTGCTTGTGATACATTTTCGTATGTTTCTAATACTGAACCACTTGTTCCAGTGATAACACCATCTTCATCGGCAATAGCAATATGAATAGCATCACCTTGTGAATTGTTAGTATTAGCAAAGGCAGTTGTAGTTGGAGCATTATCAAAATTATTGAAGAACTCCCAACGACGAGTAACATTTGAATCATAATTAGAAACTGTGTTACCAGTGTAAGCAGTTGATAGTGTAATTGTATTACCACTTAAAGACTTAACTTGTCTTGGTTCATTATCTGGACCAAGTAGTAGAATATCACCAGTAACCATTACTGCTTCTGCGTTTGATGAACCTTGACCATCACCTGCTAGTGATACAGTCTTACTATTTCTTGTAGCATAATAAGATGTTCCTACTGAAGATTGCCAAGCATTAGCATTTTGACATACAGAAACTTTAAGTGAGTTACCTAAGTCTCCTGGATATTTTGCTACCCAGTCACCGTGACCACTTTGGTTTGAATATGTTTCGTTATAATAATCTTCACCCTCGATGTATGTTCCTACAGTTCCTGATGTAGCATTGTTTGCATCTGTGTTTGTAACACGAACTGTATAAAGAGCATTACCGTAAGATAAAAAGTTAGCAGCAGTAAAAAAGTCTGTTGCCGTATTTGAATTTGGTTTGTTGAATATATTTACTAATCTGTCTTCCGAATCAACCAAAACTCTTTGATTAACTGGACCCCATTTAAAGTGTCCTGCTAAAGCACCTTCAGTTGTGCTAACGGCAGGGACAACCGTAGTTAGGTCGATTTCTGATACATTCACTCCAGGACTTACTTGGAAAGGCATGTTTATCTCCTGATAATTGTAGTTAACTAAAATTCTTTTTTATTTGAAATTATTTATAAAAAACCGTAATTAGAACCATTTGTCTTCTTGTCCATCCATCAACCAGTCACGGCTTCTCTCTTCAATCACTTCCATCTGTTCGACTCCATCATCTTGTATGCCAAAAGGTAATAAGTCGTCCATCAATTCTTCTTCAGACTTTTCTCTAAGTCTTGATAATGTATTTATATCTGTGATATCTTTGAAGTATGTTTGGTCAGATAACCAAGCAAACAATACCAAACCCATCACTAAATCATCGTGAACACCACTCTCTGCTTCATAAGAATTACCTTTCTTACTAAAACGAGATAATTCAAAGATAGTTTGGTGGTCATTTAATATTAACTGGTCTTGTTCAACTAACAGTTTTAAAATAGAACAACCAACCGACTTAACTGTTTTAGTTGTTCGTATACCTCTATCAGAACCTTTACCAAAACCACCACTTATTCTTTTACCACTTCTTCCTTGATTCTCTGTATATAATATATTATCATATTCATAGTCATAATGTAACAAGTCTGATACTTGACCACCAATATCATTGACTTCGATTAGAACAGAAGCATTATTATATAACTTTGCTACTTGATGTATAACCTCAACATATTCTACTGGTGATAGAAAATTATCTCTAAACACACAGACTTGTTTGTATGGCATCTGTGTTACATCAATAATCTGAAATGCTGAATAGTCTAAACCCTTACCTCTACTAACATCGACAGTCATTGTATATGTTCCATTCTCTTTTGGTTTCTCATACATCAATAGTCTACCGTCATCTTTCAATGGTGTTCTTGGTAATAATGCTTTGAGTTTAGAACCATCAATTAATGTGTTGGACGACCCTAACCATGCACATTCATACTCTTGAGCAAACTTCTGTTGGTCAAAGTCCATTGATGATAATGTTTCTTTCTTCCATTCTTCATCTCTTCCTGGAACATCAGTCCAAGGAACTTCAACATACTTGTAACCATTAGTGCCTTCTTTCGCACCCATACAAGTTTTATAGAAATGATTCAAACCGTTTGGTGTAGATGTAAACAACATCTTAGTTGTAGTTCCTGATGAGATTGTAGGTAGAACGGCTGCGAAGAACTCATCCCAACCCTCAACGAATGCTGTTTCATCAATATAAAGAAACGATACTGACTTACCACGAATAGAACTTGATGAGGTAGCAGCAGCAATAATCTTAGAACCATTCTCAAATTCGACAGAACCTTTGTTCCATTCAATAACACCTTGTTGTAACCACTTAGGTAGAGCCTCATAAGCAATCTTAATTCTATCTAAGATTTCTCTAGCACTATCACCTTTGTTTGCTAACAGACCAACAAGTTTATGTTCGTTGAATAATATGTAATGTAGAATGACAGCAACAGCAGTAGTTGTCTTACCTGCCTGACGAGAAGTAACAACTGCTACTCTTCGATTGTCTGTGATAAGTTTGGTAATCTTTTTTTGATAATCATACATTGTGATAGGTATCAAACCTTTATCTACATGCACAATCTTAATATAATTCTCTGCGAAGTATATTGGGTCTTTAGAACATTTAAGAAA